AAACATAATGGACTTGAAGTGAGATTGAGAAATAATGAACTTTTATAAAAATGTAATTGAACACAAAGGTAAACTTCTTATTCGTGGCGTATTAAACGGAAAAGATTACAAAGATAAAATAGATTTTGGTCCTACTCTCTACGCCTTATCACAACAAAAATCAGAATTTAAAAACTTACAAGGTCAATACTTAAAACCTATTGACTTCAAAGATATTAGGTCTGCTAGACAATTTAGAAAAGACTATGGCGCACAATCGCCATTATTTGGTCTTGAACGTTATCACTATCAATATATCGGTAAGAATTATCCAGAAGCAATAGAATGGTCAAAAGACCACATAAAAATATTCACATTAGATATTGAGACTGCCTGTGAAAATGGTTTTCCAGATGTTGAGAATCCGATTGAAGAGTTGTTATGTATCACGGTAAAAAATCAATCAAATAAATCTATCATAACTTGGGGTGTTGGTGATTATCATACAGATAGAACAGATGTAACCTATGTAAAATGTAGAGACGAAAAACAATTGTTGTTTGAGTTTATGAAATTTTGGTTGAAGAACTATCCAGATGTTATTACAGGTTGGAACACCAAGTTTTTTGACTTGCCTTACTTAATGAACAGAATTAAATTAATTGCAGGCGATAAGGTTGCAAATAGAATGTCGCCTTGGAATTTAATCAATCGTGAGGAGATTGTTGTAAGAGGTAGACCTCAAACGGTGTATCAACTATTTGGTATTGTAATGTTAGATTATCTTGACTTATACAAATGGTTTATACCAACTAGACAAGAAAGTTATAGACTAGATTTTATAGGCGAGTTAGAGTTAAATAAAAAGAAACACGAAAATCCTTATGAGACATTTAAAGATTTTTATACTAAAGATTTTCAAAAGTTTGTAGATTACAATATTCAAGACGTAGAAATTGTTGACGCATTAGAAGATAAGTTAGGTCTTATTGACTTATCGTTGACCGTTGCATATGAATCTAAAGTAAACTATGATGATATATTTTCGCAAGTAAGAGTATGGGACACATTGATTGCAAACCACTTAATGAAAAAAAAGATATGTGTACCACCAAGAGAAGAACATAGTAAAGAAACAAAATACGAAGGTGCTTACGTAAAAGAACCTCAACTAGGCGGCCATAATTGGATTGTGTCGTTTGATATAAACTCACTATATCCACATATTATTATTCAATATAATATCTCACCGGAAAAAATTATCGGTTCGTCTAGTAAAGGTGTATCAGTAAATAAAATGTTATCAAATACACCACTTGACTTTTTAAAAACAGAGGGTGCTTGTTTAACACCTAATGGTGCAATGTTTAAAAATGATAGTCAAGGTTTTCTACCTGAAATGATGGAAACAATGTACAATGAGCGTGTTGTTTATAAGAAAAGAATGTTAAAAGCAAAACAACAATATCAAAAAACTAAATCACCTGAACTAGTAAAAGAAATATCACGTTGCCACAATATTCAATGGGCAAGAAAGATTGCCTTGAACTCAGCTTATGGTGCAGTAGGTAACCAATACTTTAGATACTATGATGTAAGACAGGCAAGTGGTATTACAACTGCTGGTCAATTTATTATTCGTTTCATAGAAAATAAAATGAATGAATATTTAAATAAAGTATTACAAACGCAAGGTAAAAAAGATTATATTGTTGCGTCTGATACAGATTCAATTTATGTTTGTTTAGATAAACTTGTAGAAAAAACTTGTAAAGGTAAAACAAACGACCAGATTACAGACTTTATAGGTAGAGTATGTGATAGTAGATTAGAACCATATATTGAAAAATGTTTTGCAGAATTAGCCGACTATTCAAATGCTTTTAAAAATGCAATGGTAATGAAACGAGAAGTTATCGCCAACAAAGGCATATGGGTTGCAAAGAAAAGATATATGTTAAATGTTATTGATGAAGAGGGTATTAGATTATCAGAACCTAAACTTAAACTTATGGGTATTGAGGCAGTTAAATCATCAACACCACAGGTTTGTAGAGGTAAAATTAAAGACGCAATCAAAATAATAATGTCTAAACAAGAAAGTGATTTACACGATTTTGTTGCAGACTTTAAAAAAGAATTTAAAGAATTACCACCAGAAGCAATTGCTTTTCCTAGAAGTTGTAATAATTTAAGAAAGTATCGTGATAATGCTAATATCTTTATTAAAGGCACACCAATTCACGTCAAGGGTGCCCTTATATATAATCATCAAGTAAAAGAGTTTGGTTTACAAAACAAGTTTCCTTACATACAAGAAGGCGACAAAATTAAATTTATTAAACTAATAGAGGCAAATCCTTTTAAGTTTGATGTTATAAGTTATATAACTAGTTTACCAACAGAGTTTAAATTAAAACCATATGTTGATTATGAAACACAATTTGAAAAGACCTTTTTGGATCCTATGCGATTTATATTACAAGCAATCGGTTGGGAACACGAACCAAAGGCAAGTTTAGAGGCATTTTTTGGATGAAAAAATGGAAGAATAAAGTAGATGACTTTTTTAAATGGGTCAAAGGTACAGAGTTAGTTGAACTTGATGACATAGATGTATCAGAGGATCCTGTTAGACCTGAACTAACTTTAGGTTTTAGAATTACAAATGGTAGAAAAATATTTGGTCTAAAATATAATAATGAAATAGAGGCAATTGTTTGTATTGCAATGTGTCCTGAAGTACCATACACCGTCAGAGAAATGGATTATATGTCTCAAGCGGCCAATCAAGAAGACCAACGAGGCGAGATAGTTGTTGCATATACGGTCTGGTCAAGAAAACGTGGTGCAGGCAGAGAGATAATAACTAAATTAAGAGAATGGACTATAAAAAATAATTTTAAAAGATTGGTAACTTTATCACCACTAACACCAATGGCAACACACTTTCATATTAAGAATGGTGCTAAACAAGTTTTTATTAATGAAGAGACACAAAACTTTGAATACAAACTATGACAACTTACGATATAATAATATTCTATTTAATTTTATTTTGGTCTTTTAAAGCAGGCACATTTGTTGCAAGATTTGATATTAAGTTTTGGCAGTTTTTATTATTTTGTTTTTTAATTAAATTTGTAGGTATGGCATATGTTTCCTAAAAAGAAATATGGTGTGATATATGCAGACCCACCTTGGTATTTTAAATCAAGGTCAAAGAAAGGTGAGGGTAGAAATCCTAATCAACATTATAATTGTATGGAGTTAAAAGATATATGCGATTTACCTGTAAAAGACATAGCGGCTGATAACTCTGTATTGTTAATGTGGGCAATTGACCCTATGCTTGACCTTGCATTTGATGTTATAGAATCCTGGGGTTTCACTTATAAGACCGTTGGGTTTACTTGGGCAAAAACAAACAAGACCAATATGGGAATGTTTACAGGTTTAGGATATTGGACTAGAGGCAATCCTGAAATGTGTTTACTTGCAACAAAAGGTAGACCAAAAAGAATTAATAAAGATGTAAAACAATTAGTAGTATCGCCAAGAGAAGAACACTCAAAGAAACCTTTACTACATAAAGAAATAGAAAGACTTGTAAAAGGTCCTTATATTGAATTGTTTGCTAGAAAAAAACCATATGACAATTGGGATTATTGGGGTAATGAGGTATGAACGTACAATTAGTTGATAAAATGGGTAGTGATTTATCAGTTGTAAATGCTGCTCGTGTTTCTTTTGCAAAAAGAAAAGAAATATTAGATGAAAAAGATGAAAGATTAATCAAGTATCTTGCTGAACACGACCATTGGTCACCTTTTGGTCACGCAAGTTTACAATTCTTAATTAAGGCACCTGTATTTGTTGCACGACAATTAGTCAAACATCAAGTAGGTTTGGTTTGGAATGAAGTCAGTAGAAGATATGTAGATGATAAACCAGAATTTTATATACCATTTATGTGGCGTAAAAGAGCAGAGAATAAAAAACAAGGTTCAAGTGATGAAGAAGTTGAATTTGATATTACAATGTTAATACAAAATGCTAAAGATTTATATAACCAAATGATAGAGGAAGATATAGCACCAGAAATGGCAAGAATGGTCTTACCTCAATGTATGATGACAGAATGGTATTGGACAGGTAGTCTAATGGCTTTTGCAAGAGTAGTCAATTTAAGAATCAAAGAAGATTCACAGGAAGAGACTAGAGTAATTGCTACACACATTGAGAAACATTTAAAAGACCACTTTCCGTTAAGTGCCAAATATCTATTAAACTAATGGAAATATTACTGGTTGCCATTTATCTCATTATCTGTTATAGTGTACCGTTAATATTATTGAGAATGTGGAACAATGAAGACCCTAACTAAAGAAGAAGCACTACATTGTGCTAACGTATTTACTAACTATTTTGGCCAGTTTAATCGTATAGACCAATATATGCGTGACCAAAAGATGGCACAAATAGAAACAATACCACAACCACTTCCTGGTATGGGTTTAGATTCAGATATGTTTGACGACTTTGATATGTCGCCAGAGGTTATGGATTTAGAAGTTGTTGAATTAGATAATGATACTTGGGACACTTGTATTAATATGATTTCAAGTCATAGTAATATGGTTTCTATCCCAGGTAAAACATTAAAACTTGCAGTAAAAGAAAAGAATACAGGTAAGTTTGTAGGTTTTATGAGATTTGGTTCGCCTGTAATTAATATGAAACCTAGAAATACTTTACTAGGCAATATACCAGAATTAACTTCATTTAACAAAACTACCATTATGGGTTTTGTAATTGTGCCAACACAACCATTTGGTTTTAATTATCTAGGTGGTAAATTATTGGCCGCTTTGTGTTGTTCACACGAAGTTAGAGAAAAACTAAACAAAAAATACAATATGAATTTAGTTATGTTTGAGACAACTAGTTTATATGGCAATAGTAAATCTGCTAGTCAATATGATGGTATGAAACCTATGTTAAAATACAAAGGTCTAACTGATAGTGATTTTATACCAATGATACACGGCAAACCATTTAAAGATTTACAAAACTATGTAGAGAGTAGAACTGGTCATCTAGTACCAGAAAATGCCTCTAGTAGAAAACTTAAATTAACAAATGCAATTATTGGTCTAATAAAAAGGTCAATAGATGGTGATGATTTAAAAACTTTTAATAATACAATAGTTAATGCTAAAAAACTAACTGAACAGAAAAGATATTATGTATCTAATTATGGTATAGAAAATTATATTGATATTGTAAATGGTAAGGCAGATAAGATTGTTAGAGCACCTAACTATGATAGATTTTATGATAATGAACTTATAGAATGGTGGCGTAAACTTGCTACTAAAAGATATTATAAATTAAAAGAAGATGGTCGTTTGAGAAAAGATTTAGAGATATGGACAAAAGACAGCAAGATAGACATAATAAGATAGATGATTTTACAAAAGAGGAGAAGTTATCTGGTGGTGCAGTATTTGAGTTAGGTGTAAAAACTTCTAAAGAAAGTAAAGCGATTAGAAGAATAGCGGAACCTCTTATGG